GCATCTACAAAGTATCTTAAACCCTCAAATACACCAAAAGCTAATCCCATTTGTCCTAAAGCATAAGACAACTTGTTTACAGCATTTCTGTAGTTACCAACATTTCTAAAATTATCACCAACTTTAGCATCTAGCTTTTTAAGTGCTTTATCAGCTAAATTAGCTTCTGTAGTAACGTGTCTATACTCTAGTGCTAGCTTTCTATACTCATCAGTATTTTTCTTTCCATCACGTTCTAATTCTAGCATTTCTGCACCTAACGTTTTGGATTGATTTTTTAAATCTCTAGTAGCATTAGATAATCGTTTGTAAGCATCAGCTAAATCTTTAGCTTGCTTTTCTGCTTTCTCATTTGCTTTAGCTTGCTTTTCTGCTTCTCTTTGATTTTGTTTAGCAATTCTATCAGCTTCTTTCTGATTCTGTATGTTAATCTTATTTCTTATCTCTGCTGTCTTAGCATCTTGTGTTGCTATTCTTGCATCAGATTCTTTTTGTGCTTTTTCAATCTTAGCTATAGATTCTTTTTTATCTACTAATATCTTCGCATTAGTTTCTTTTTTGCTACGTAGCATTTTAGCATTAGATTCTTCAATCTTTTGCAAAGCATCCATTTCTGACTTTAACATCTTAGCATCAGACTCAGCTTTTTGCTTTGCTATTTTCTGACTTATAGACAAAAGTTTCTTTTCAGCTTCTTGCTTCTTAGTAGCTAAGTCTAAAAGTTCTTTATCAGTCTTAATTTTTTCTCTAGCTAGTCTTTCAGATTCTTTAGAGATAGTAAGCAACTCTTTAATCCCTTTAATATCATCTACCTTTATTTTGCTAACAGATTCTTTTAAGCTACTTCCTAGACTAGCAAATGAAGTATTTAGTTCATTTATTTTATCTATAGCTGTATTAGCACTCTTTACAATATTATCAAAGAGGTCTTTGTCTGCAATTTCGTCTTTAGTTATTTTGTTTGCCATATTCGTCTATTATTAAATAAAATTCTTTTACACTTATCTGTTTCCAATCAAGTCTGTAACCTAACCATTGACCTAACTTAATCAAGGTCTTTTCAATTGAATAATCCCCCTCAACCTCCTTTTCCTCATCTCTAAGGGCTTTAATCTTCTGTTCCTCTATATCTATCAAAGTAATGTTCATTCGATTGCCAGTCCTCAAATATTCACATTCTAACAAAGCTTTCCTTTTGATAGCATTAAACAACTTCTGTTCTTTTGGTGCTATGCCTTTAAACTCCGTTAATTCATTATATAAAAACTCCCAATGCTTTTCACTTTCACTTGTAATCTTAAATTCTTTGTGAACGTACTCTAGCTTACCCTCTAAACACTTGTGCCAACTATATAGTGGCATATCTTCAATTGATTCCCAAAATTCCCCTTGCATATTTGATGTAGTATGGTAAAACGTTTTTTCTTAAAATAATATAATCTCTTTCTTGTAACCCTACAATATCTTCTCCGTATAAGTTAAACAAATCAACCTCATCAGTCTGTACACCCTTATTGGTAAAACTTCTTTTAATATTGTCAGATTTTATTTCTACAAAATCAAAGTTTGGCTGTGCTAATTCAATTGATTGCCAAAAATCTCCAGAATATTTCATTGTGTAATTAGAACCAGCTTTAACAATTCTACCAATTGATTCTTTGTAAATCTGTTCAGTCCTAGGTGAATAAACTGATTGCTTAGTGTATTTATTTGTGATTATCCTACCTTTACTGTCTAAACCTTTCTCTAAGTTTCTAGTATTCAAGTAAGTAACTAAATTTGATATGATGTCGTGTTTGAAAGCAAACTTAAAGGCATTACCATGACCAGACTTTAAAGCTAAAGCACTATACAGCATTTCACCAAGTCTAGTATCCATTAAGTTAACCATAACTCAAAGTTATAAAAAAAGGGTAACATACAAGCTACCCTTAATTCAATTAGATTTTTGTGATTAGAAATTTTCTTTCTGATATGGATTAAAAAGTTTAGAACTCATTTCAAAACCTCCAGCAAAATATTTTAAACCTAAAATATTTACAGCTGGGTCTATTAATGAAATATCAATCTTATATTTTCCATTTCCTAAATCAGATATAGTCCAGTTTAAAGTAACACCATTTACAGCTTCAAATGGTGGAGTAACTATTGGATTTCCAGTAATTGGGTCTTCAAAAAACTGAAACACCCATATTTTTATTAAAGATGTATTTAAACCAGAAATTGGAATATCGTTTTCAGCATTTTTATAAACTATTTCTACATTAAAATAATCAATTTGAAAACCTCCAAATTCTCCACCAAAAAAAACCTCTGTATTAGCAATAACAATATCTTTAATTCCACTAACCAAGTTAAAATCAAAGTTAGTATCGCTATAAGGTATTAACCACATTTTAGATTCATCTACAGAAGTTAAGAAGTCAAACGTTAGATTCATTTTCTGAACATTTGCATCAGTAGCAAACACTATTTTAGCATCTAAAGACTTATTATTAATTGGAATAGGGTAAAGGAAATTACCATCTTTAATACCAACTAAGTTATTATTAGCATCAACAGCATAAACACCAACTTGTGAACAAGAAAATGAATTTATAATATTTAAAGCTTCTGGACTTTGTAAATACATATCTCCATTAAAGCTTCGTTTACCAGACTTAATAAAGAATTTTCTACCACTAGCTGTTTCCTCAAATGAACTATCAGCAATAGGCATTTCAACATTATCAAACGATTCTAAAGGATACCATCTATCTTTTGGATTTACAGCAGTAAATAAGTTAGAAAAGTTAGGTAAAGCTGTTAAATCTACCCTTGTTAAAGCACCAGTTGAATCTTTAAGATTAACAAATATTAATCTTGTTGTTACACTTTGTAAGGTAACACAATTCGGTAATCCAGTATTGGACAAACCTAATCCACATTTACAACCAAACATATTTTATTTTTTAAAGTTCATAAAAAAAGGTAGGGCATAACACCCTACCCATTAACATAAAAAAGCAATTAACTATTACAAAGGTGTGCTTAATAATCCCTCATAATTTGAAGTAGACAATACTTTCAATTTAATTGGTGTTAACAAAGTTGTATTAGCAATTGTCAAAGTGTATTGACCATCTACAGAAGTAGATTCAGCCACAGCACTAATATTAATAACAGCACCAGTAGTAGCATTATTTAAAGCAAAGTTAGCTAACAATAAACCTTTAACAGCAATTGGATTGTTACCACTTCCATAGTCTAATTTAGCATCAACAACAAGAGAAGTAGCAGTAGAAGAAACTTTAGTCAAGTTAACATCTAATATACCATCAGCACCATTGAAATCGTAATTAGCATCTGATTGAGAAACCAACCATAAAGTAGATTCATCAAATAATCTGTACCAGTCAAATGACAACATGATTTTTTGAATAGAAGCATCTGTAGCAAACATTAATTTAGCTTCAAATGATTCGTTATCTACTGGAATTGGGTATAAATCATTTCCAACTTTAGAACCAACTAAAGAACCATTAACATCAACAATGTAGAAACCAAAATCAGAACATCTGTTAGATTCAAGTTTAGACAAGAATGTTGGTGTTTGCGACCATAATTCACCAGCGAAAGAACGTTTACCAGACTTGATAAACACTTTACGACCAGATGGTGCTTCTTCAAATGTAGAATCAGCTTTAGCCATTTCAACGTTTTCAAATACTGGTAGTGGATACCAACGTTTAGTAGCATCTAATTCAGTAAACAATGAAGACCAAGTAGGATTAGTAGTTAATGATACTTTGTTTAAAGCACCAGTAGCATCTTTTAGAGGAACAAGAATTAATCTTGAAGTAACACTTTGTAGAGTGATACAGTTTGGCTGTCCAGTATTGGACAATCCAGAATTACATTTACAACCTAAAGCCATTTCTATATATTTTTAATTAGTTAAATAAAAAGGGGATTTTACTCCCCAATTAATTATGGTTTCAATAAAGCAGTTTTAGCAGTTGCAAATGAACCTTTAACGAAAGCTTTATAGTGATTAGTTTTTACATAGTGAGTAGCACGTGCTTCACAAAGGATTGTAAACAAGTTTTTAGTGAAATCGTCATTTACGAAACCAACTTGAATGTTCAATTCTTCTCTCATACGTAAGTTAGATTTAGTAAAATCACCTACCAAGAAAGTACCAGCAGTTACACCAGTATTTGTTACAACTGGAATACCTTTAATTCTTGATTCTCCGTTAGCATTAACGTAAATCATTGGGTAAGTGTATTCACCTTGAGTAGTTTTAATCAACTCCATTTTAGCTGAATCCTCTGGATTAAGAACAATGTAGTTAGGCATAAAATCTTCTTTCTCAATTTGATTTATAGCAACTCTTAAAACATCAGCTTCGTTAGGTGCAACAATTGTTAAAGCAAAACCACCAGCAGAGAAAGCAACAGCATTAGTTAAGATACCAACTAAGTTATCTCCTAAACCATCACCAGAAAGAATTTGCTCGTCTAATTTCAATTGAACTAACTCAACTAATTCAGTATTGATTTCACCTTGCATGAATGGTAAATCAGAAGCCATTTCTTTAGATACTTTAATCCAAGCAGTAACTTTCTTAACGATAGCTTGTCTTTCAACTAAGTCAAAATCAGCTTGTGATTTCAATGCACCTTCAGCAGTCATTCCAGCACCACCTTCTGGGCTAGTTTGCTCAATGTAAGTGATGTATTTAGAAGTAGTACCAGCAGAGTTAACTAACTCACGTAAAAATGGCTTTCTTCTGTTAATTCTAGCAACACCAGTTTCCAATTGTGTTAAAGCAACTGTACCACCAGTATAGTTACCAGTAGTTGTCATTGTACCTACAGCTTTAATATCTAAGCTTACTGTACCACCTTTTTTCTCAATTACTTCAGTAATTTTGTCGATGTTTTCAGCATAAGAATCAGCAATAGCTTGTCCTAATGACTTAACTGTTACTTCTTTAGATTTAGAAGCTTCTTTAATACCTTCTAATTTACCTTCCAATGTAGCAATAGCTGTTTTTACAGCTGTGTCATCGTAAGTTTTAAATTTAGCGATTTCGCTTTTCAATCCTTCAAAATCTTCTTTAGAAGAAAAGTTTGCAGTTTTTTCAGAGAACATTGAGTTTAATTTCTCAATCACTTGCTCTGGAGTTAAATTGTTTTCCATTTGTTAGTTTAATTTAAAAGTTAATTTATAATGTGCGTTAGACTTGTTGAGTGTTGTCGGCTCTAAGTTAACATTTGCAACCTTCTTTATATTTTGAAACGTTAAACTGAACTGATGTACCACTTAAATTTGCATCTAATATGTTTTCAATCATTCCAGTAACACTTTCAGTTCCAAACCTACTAAAACCTAGTACGTTAAATTGTGCTATTCTTTTAAACAACGCATTTTTGTCAATAACTTCCTTAAATGCGTGTGCTAAATATAACATAGGTTTAACTACTTGTTGTCTATGGTCTTTAGTTACATAATTAAGAATATCAGTTTCATCTAAGAAAAATACTTTTAATTCTATATCTCTTTCCAATGAAGATTCAAATCCATAATGTGTTTCATTAACCAATTCCAAACACCATATTATAGGTGTTTTATTTAGCAGATTAGGTGTTTTAAGATTCCATTCATTATTAGTAGCAGTTCTAGTTCCAAACATTGCAGTTGGTTTAGGTGCGTATATATCAGAAACTATGTTTACATTGTCAATATCAAAGTAAGTGTCTACTTCAATAGCTGTAACAAAAGCTTCATTTACACTTCCCCCCAAGATTTTACCAGATACTTTTTTACCAACACGTAACCATTTAGTATCACAAGTAAAAATCCTAGCTTTACCATTAACAATAGATATAGAATTGATACTAATTTTATTATCAATAGCATTGACAATTTCTTCAAAAATTTCTGAAACATCTTTCATAACCAATAAGCATACATTTTATTATACCCTCTAAACTTTTCATATTTTACATTGCTTAAATTAAGCATAATGTAATCTTGAATAGCTTTATAAGTCTTAACAGCTTCATTGTATCTCAAATAAATTGGATTGTGTGCAGAAACAACACCAGAATTTTCATTTCTAGGTTTAGTCATACCAACTGATGTGTTTTGTGCTACTTTATCCTTCATAAATTCAAAATAAATGAATCCAATAAGCATATCCTTCATACCTCTTGAAATGATTAACCTAATATCAGTTTCATACTTAAATTCATTAAATATGAATAAGTAATTAGTGTTTTGTGGTACACCACCAACTAAATCAGCTTTAAAATCATTAAATAAGTTGATACCCAACAACTCATTCAAATATATTTCTTCATATCTATCAATATATTCAGTAAGCTTCTGGGTATCAAACATACCAGTATGTAATTCAAACTTATCAGTAAAGTCTGAATTATTTACAAATAGCCCCATATTTTCTTTCTACAAAAATGTTAGCCATTTCTAAAGTTATGATAGCTTGTGTGTTAGCTAATCCAAAAGGTGCTGTTCCGTTAAATTTAAACAACACAAATCCATTTTGTACTGGTGCATTTTGTTCAGTTGCCATATTTATTTTATTTTAGTGATTACATTGTTCCAATCAAATCCTTTTTCTTCTATTACGATAGCTTTAGGATTATCAATATTTAATTGTGCTATTTCAGTAAGCTGTGAAGTAAGATATTTCATTCTCATTTCTAGTGAATACAATCTTTCATCCGTTCCTTTACCATTTACCAATGATTTACAGATAGTATTAATTTCATCATTTATCTTCTTGAAAAAATCATCTTTATCCTCAGATTTAGCAACTTCCAATACTGGTGTCATTTCATTAGCCCCAAAAGTAACAGCAGAACCTTCCCACAATGCTACTTCAGAAACCATAAAGTAACCTTTACTTTCAATTGATAAATCTTCAATCCATTTAATTTTATCTTGAATATATCTGAATCCAATTGAGTGTTCACGAATAATTCCATCTTGATAATCTAGCAAAGCATCATTACCTAAAGTAGAATTACCCAATTCACCTACAGCATATAATCCAAAATCATCTTCTTGTAATTCAACGAACTTTCCAATTGGCATTTCCCAATTATGGTATCGCAAGTAAGCAATCTTTCTATTAGAAGATGAATCAACACCTCTTTCTTGTAACGACTTTTTAAAACAACCTTTAACAAGTAAATCATTATCTGAATCTACATTGCCAAAATGACTTAAATAAAAAGATACTTTACGAGAAGAAGTATCTACATCTTTAACTTCAAGACTTTGCGACTTAATTTTATAGTGATTATTTATTTTACTATTCATAAATCTTTTAAATTTGTTTCTACAAAAATATAATTTAATTATGAACAATTCTTTTTGGAGTGCATTTTTTGGTATTACCGACCCTAAATTAAACAATTTAGCTAGGAATAAAATGCCAAATCGACAATATTCAGTAGATTTCTTTGGAAAGAAACAAGCTGTGTGGGTAGATACATCAGATTCTTATAAACTATATATTGAAATACCAGAATTACGTACTGTAGTAAATAAAAAAGCCCAAATGCTTTCTTTAGGTATTCCAAAACTAGTAAATGATAAAGGGGATATTATTGAAAAACATTGGGTATTAGATTTAATTAAAAACCCTAATCCATTACAATCATGGAGTGATGTTATTTACTCTATTTCTGTAAACGATTCTTTACATTCAGCTTCATTTGTGTATGCACCTAAAAGAGTAACAGATATTGTGAACTTATTTGTTCCACTACCTTCTCATAAAATGCAAATCAACACAACTGGAAAGTCTTTAAAGCAAATGACTGTAGATGGATTGATTAAAGATTACACTTACAACTATGATGGACAAAATAAAGAAAACTTATCATTAGAAGAAGTAATTATCATTCAAGCTAATGATGGTATCAATATTTTAAATCCAGTATCAAGAATTGAATCTTTAAAGTTTCCAATATCAAATATTAAGGCACAATACAACAAAAGAAACGTATTATTAGAAAATTTAGGTGCTATCGGTATCTTATCTTCAGAAAATAGTGATATGGGCGGTGCTTTACCAATGACACCAGAAGAAAAGAGGGATATTCAACGTGATTGGTATTACAGAAACAAAGATGAGTTGATGATTACTGAATCAGCTGTTAAGTGGCAACCAATGTCATATCCAACTAAGGACTTGATGTTATTTGAAGAACTTACAGCAGATAAGTTAGCTATCATTGACCTTTTTGGATTAAACTACTATATTTTCTCCAATGAAAAAGGTAGTACGTATTCAAACGTGCGTGATGGTATCAGAATGGCTTATACAGATACGATTATTCCAGAATCTAAAAAGATTTACGATAACATTTCAGAATCTTTAGGATTGGACAAACAAGGCTTAAGACTTATTGCTGATTACGACCACATTCCAGTTCTACAAGACGATTACTTATCACAATCAGAAGCTTTAAATAAACGAGCAGATGCTTTAACCAAAATAGTAAATGCTGGTATTGCATTATCAGAAGAAGAAATGCGAGCATTGTTAAATATATAATTAGAGGGGCAATTAAGCCCCTTTTTTTATTACTTCAAAAGTACCATCAGTATATAGAATCATATAGTTTGAACTATCGTGCCAAACTGTTTTAACAACTTTATTGTTGATTACTTGTCCTTCGTAAAACTTACGTTTCATTGTAAAGTTGGTATTGTAATTGTAAACTCTATTGGTGTTCCTAAAACATTTTCTAATCCATCAACATAACTAATATAGTATATTGAATCTAAATTAGAATAGTTATAATTAACCCAATAAAGTGTGTCTCCCTGTGGGTTAGGTAATCCCATGTAAGTAGCAGCTTGTGCTCTCGCATCAATTGCTTCTTGTTCTGTTGTGTATTTGTATCCTGTCATGTTTAGTAGATTGTGTAGAATGAGTTTATGTTTGATTCGATACCAGTCTGGTTAGATGTTTGGTCATTGTTATAAAATACAATTTCTTGTAATGAACATTTTGTTGGGTATAATGAACTGAGGTATTTACCTATACTATTTATGAATGGTGAGATAGTAGCCGCAGATTGAGTGGAAGGAATTATGTTTCCATTTTTAAACATAGACATTATTCCACTTGAAACTTTTCCTGTTAATAACAATTGACTTGTGGTTGTGTCAGTTGATGAACTTATTTGATAAAAATTTGTTTTACCTTGCAACACATAGTTGTTTGTGTTCCATAATCCAAATATATACCCATTACCTGCATTGTTTGACAATGCGTATAATCTATCTCCAGAAGACGCTCTTTTACCGACAAATGATTGATACGTTGATACGTCAGAACTTATACTTGAATTCAATACAAATTCATCATCCACACCATCAAGCTTAATTGATGGCTTGTTATTTATTAACAAAACAGCTCCAGCACTTACTATTTGTGGCTGATAACCAGCTGTTGTTTGTGCCGCATCGTTACCATTCCCACTTTGGTCGTACCATATGGACACAAAACCATCATTTGCACCAACAAAACTACTGATTGAAGTAGTGTCTAATTCACCATTTACAAAACCAATATCTTGTGAGGTATTGTCACTTGAACGTCTTACACGAATAGCATGACCAGTGTATGATGTACTTAATTTGCGTAGCGAATAGGCTGCAGTTGCTCCGCTGTATGTGTCTAACAATAATGGAGTACTTGCCCCACTACTACTTATTATTCCGTGACTTGCTAATATCATAACTAAGCTGTTAAATTTCCGTAAATAGTAGCTTCAGTAGCAGACTTAAACACTAAAGAACCACCAGCATATTGTCCAGTAGTCTTATACTTTCCACCATTACTTCTAATAGTCATTCCAGCACCAGCAACTATAGTAGTTTGTCCAGCACCATATTGCTCAAACAATAATTGTTTACCATCTGAAAATACATTAGCATTAATAGTTAAAGTATTTGCTGTAGCAACATTCATTTCAATTAATGTATCAGCATCGGCTAAAGTAGCTACGTAAGAAGCAGTTTTTCTACTTCTAGTTAAAGTCTTATCTGTTTTAGCATCAATATTAGCTTGTAGGGCATTTTGTACAGCAGTTAGTTGCCCTTGACTAACAGCACTAAAACCCGTATTTGCAGTATAAAAATCTTCAAACGCAGATGTAGAAGCATAAGCTACACCCATTTCATTTCCAATACTTGCAAAAGGAATATTTAAAAACTCATTTCCTTTATTTAAGAATTGAATAGAATAATCTGTAGAATTTGATTGATACTTAGTAACTAAAACACTTGCTTTATGTTCTTCATAATAAATATTCGTTAACGTATCGACAACAACAAAATAGTTGTTTTTTGCATAAACCTTGTATTGTAAACCTTCAGCCATAATATATAAATTTTATTTACAAATTTATAAAATTATATTTCTATGTGCCTAAACATTGAACGAATAAATATAACCAATCCAGCTAAACAATCTGGTGCATCATCATTTTTGTTCTTCCCTTCTTGTGAAAAAGAGTAAACATTATCCATAAAACGTTGATAATAAGAAGTTTCGTTATTTACGAACTGAAAGTAGTTGTTTATGACTGAACTAGCCATAATTATCCTAGTCATCTTATTTTGAGTGTTATGTACTTGTAAAATGCGTGTTCTAGTCTGTTTTTGGAGTGTTCTAGCAAAAATAGCACCCATTGCATTACTTTCTACCCTACAGTAGTTCACTTTCCACTTAACTAACAATCCAGCACATAATGGAATAGTTACATCAGTATTTTCTTTGGTGTATAGGTAATCAACTATGTAAATGTCTTTGTTCACAATTACAGCTACTACCATTGCAGTATAGTCTTTCCCTTGGTCTGATACATCAATATAGGCAACAGCACCTTGAATATTTTTCTTTATAGATTCAAAATCTCTAGCATCAATAATTTTCAAATCTTTAAACAACCTACCTTTACTATCTACTGGAGTTTGCATATATTCAGCAATCCAAATGTCTGGATTGATTCTTTTCTTTATGTCATAGTATTGTTCCGTACTCATAACATCAGCACAGAATGTTTCTCCTTTTTCATCCAATGCAGATATGATTATACTCTTATCATACCTTTTTTGCTCAATATTTCGACCAATCACATCATGAATAGACCATCTAGTACCTATATCAATTACTGAACAGTTACGTTCCAAACGTGAATCATGGGTAGCTTCTTTCCATTGTAATATCCTCTCATTTTGTGTATCACTTAAAGCATCTTCCATACCACGATACAAGTCATCCGTAATAGCTAGCATAGTAGCACCAAAACCAATAATCGTTCCACCAACACCAGCACCAAAGTAACCAACTTGTCTAGAATTGGTAGTATTCCAACCTTGTAGATTAGCTTTATCTGGTGCTAAGTCAAAATCTGGAAACACCATGGTAAACTTTTCTTGCTTTACGATATTTCTAACATCATACGAGAATTTAAGATACAAAGAAGATGTACAAGTATTTCTCATTATACTCTCTCTAGGATTGTTCCCTAATGACCATGCACAGAATAATGATGTGATATATGATTTACCAGCACGAGGTGGCATACTCACAGATAATGCTCTAATCTTCTTTTCTGATATTTCTTGAAAAGCATCAGCTACTTGTTTTAGAAAATCTCTACTTCTGAAAAACTCTCCATCATAAAATAAGCAAAATTCCCAAAAGTTTCTTCTTGACAATTCAGCCCTTGCATACATTCTTAGTGCTTCCTTAATTTCTGTCTGTTCCATAATTTTTGCTTACGTTTTGCTTACACTTTGCTTACTGTTTGCTTCTAGTTTGCTTCAACTATTCACCCTCTGATAAGAATTTTCTTAATTCATCTTCACTAAGATCGGATAAATCTGGAGTGCTAGCCCTTTGCTCTATCTCTAGTGCGTGTGGTTTATAAGCATTATTCATTACTTCACGATAAGCATTAGTATCACCCTCTAGTGCTTTCTGTATTTGTGCTAGGTGCATCCAGTATTCCAACTCTTGCTTCTCCGTTACACCAGTTACACTATTAGCTTTAGGTGTCATCATAGACAATATCTCAATGACAATACTACTTCTAGTCTTTTTATGCCTACGGATTTCAGCTCTTTCTTCTCTAGCTTTATCTCTTTCAGCTATTTTATTCTTTAAATTGCCTACTAAACCCTTTTGTCTTTCATAAACAACCTCATATTGGGGAGTTTCATTAGATTCCTCAACATTATCATCCAATTGCTTCTTCTCAATAGCCAAATGCTCTATTTTAACGTTATTTGAGCCATTTTCAATGTTCATACCATCTTCCATATCATTAAACTATTAAAACACTCTTAAATCGACTTATTTCCTAGATAAATCACTTTCTTTAATAAAACTACCATTAACCATCTTACCTTTTCTATTCCATATCTCATTTAATGCTATTTTAAGCATATCTGATGGAGTTTTACCCAATTGGTGGCATAAGACTATACCAGTAACAAAATAATCACCTAAGAAGTCCTCTAATTCACTTTCTTTACCTTTTAGGTACGCAGAACAACCCTCACCCAGTTCTTCTTGACACTTCATAAATTGTTTAGGGACATTATTCTTATCCAACAATCCTTTATTATGCGACCACACCCATACCAAATGGAACAACTCATTCAAATCATTTCCCTCAATCTTAAAATCCATAGTTCATATTTTTTATTAATCACAAATATAATTAATAAACTATAATATCATAACTTATCAAATTGTTGAAAAAAAACTTATCAAATATTTTTTTCTTTTTAAAACTCTCTTATATTAAAATAATATTAGATATTATTAATAATATTATTATATCTATAATAATAATAATACTTATAATAATAATAATAATATATTAAATAATATAAGCACTTTTTTTTGTTTTTTAAGTATAATTCATATAAAACTAAATCTAATCTAAAAACATAATCGTCTGTAAACAACCATATTATAATAAATAAAAAAGCAAAAAATAAGCTAATGCGAAGCGAAAGCGAAGCAAATGGTAAGCAAACGATAAGCAAATACGAAGCAAACATTGAGCAAAATATAAGCACAAAAATATTTTTGCAAAATTACGAGATTCAATCATTATCTCTCAATACTTACTTATTTAATCTATTATAAATTTATAATAAAAATCATTTTCATACAGAAATTTTTTAGGCAAAATTCAATTCCAGATTCAAATAATTCCATCTTATCATCTTGTTAAGCCCAACAAAACGTTAAGCATTAAGGAAACTAAGGATATTAAGGAAACAAAGGACACATAGACAACCAAAAAGTTATAAGTTTGTTATAAAAAAGTATTTTTTGACGAAAATTCTAGAGGGGCATATATAAATAATCATTCTCGCCACAGACCGAGAAAATCGACCTTTTAACTGAAAACCAGCCTTTTAAGCATAAAAAAAAGGGATAAAATTTAACTTTTACCCCTTAATTTTGTCTTTTTTAGTGTTAATTAAAGAAATAAATTAGTAATAATATAGTGTAAATTAGTACAACTCTAATAATACTGCCCTTTAATTGTTCTTTATCGGTTAACCAATTAGTTAAATTCTTACTTTCTATATGAATTAGTAAACATAGCAGGAATCTATCTAATATAAATAAAGCAACTATTAAAGGAAAAAGTAAGATAGCCTTACTAAAAAGGTAGGTCGTTCTTAACTTCTGCATTGCTTTCTTTTTTTACAAATTTCTTACCATTACCGACAAATATAAACTCGTTCCCTAACTTCGCTTTAAGCTGGATTGTGTTTCCAAACTTATCTGCTGTATCATTCATAAACATTGTAACTGAAATAAATTCATTTCCATTTTTTGAAATAAATTTTTCAATCTTTTTTAACTCACTGAAATTTAAACTAATCGAATACATTTTTAATATAATTTTTAATTAATAAATTGTTTTTTGCTTATTGTTTGCTTATGGTTTGCTTTTCTCTATGATGTATCAATGTATTTAATCATGTTGTTTACTTGTTTTAATATTCAAAATTTAACGTTTTAATTAACTCTAAATCTATCAAATTAATATCTGTTATATTATTTAAAATTGCTTCACCTCTGTAGGTGTCTGTTAAATTACTAATCCTTTGAATATAGTATCTATTTTTAATATTTGTACTCTCTTGAATTGTATAATTAACGTTTAATGTTTTTATAGTTTTGCTTTCCATGTTGTTGTTATTTATTTTGGTCTAAAGGTGTACTTAACTACGAGTAACCAAAAGATAAACACTAAAATTAATGCGATCACGTCAATTATAAATAAAATTATCCTGGAGGTGTTTTTTTCTGTTCTTCTCATAAGGTCGGGTTTATGTATTCTTCAAAATTAAAATTATAAACTTTTTCTTCGTTCTGCTTGTTCTGTTCTTCTGTCATTTCTTGATCTTCCAGGTGATAAACTTCTATACTATCAAAGAAATAAAAAATATCTGTGGCTGTAATTTCTTCGCTTTCGTATGTGTCGAAAACTGCTTCAATTATAGATTCTATTTCATATACATTAATAACTTCTATTGCGTGTACATAGTGTCCGTTTCTTTCTTCTACTATTTTATTAATTAGTTTGTTTTTGTTTGTCGTTTCCATGGTTTAAAATTTAGTTATTAATATTCTGTACTATCAATTAAATATTCTTTTTCTAAACTTATTAAAGTTTCTTTTACTTGTTCATCTTCTTGCAAAAAATTAAAGTGACTTTCTAAACTTCTGTAAAAGTCTATGCATATATTTTCAAAGGTATCTATTAAATAAGCTTCAAAAATATTTTCAATACGTTCTAATAAATTAATAATATTAGTATGTTTATGATGGTTCAAGGTTTCATTTGTTTCTAATTCTACCTGGTGCGTACTGCTTTTCTCATGGTAGTATCTAAAACTATGTGTGTTTTTTGCGTGGGCTGTAACATTATTTATTATTAGCTGCTTTCTTTTTTCAGTTAAAAAATTGCATTCTTTTTCTATAAATTGATAAAAAAAATCTTGGTTTATTCTGTCATACAAAAATACTGCTCCATCGCCTTGACTCCAGAAACCAGAATAATAAACTTTTGTTTTATTAAATATAGAATCATCTTCTTTGAAATCTTCAATTAAATAATCATGCCAATATTCATAGAAAGTATTAATATCCCTATTCTTTTTTATTAGCTCGTTTTGTACTTCTGTTGGCAGTTCTTCAAAAGTGTATATTTCAAACGTTTTTGTTTCTTTTCTCATGATCTTAAATTTTAATCAATTAATAAATTTTCTATTTCTTCAATTAATAAGCCTGCTTCATCATGTGCGTACTTTTGAAATAATAAAGTTGCAAGTATTTCAGAAGATAGGTTTTTTGGGCTGTATCCGAAATCCTCAGCTATTTCCATAGATTCTCTAAGGCTTGTATCATTATCCCTTAAAAAGTCTATAGCTACAGAATAATAAATTATTTCATGCTCGTTAATGTAGTGATTTAAAGTTTCGTTAAAATCGTCTAAATCTTTAAATTTTATATCTAACAAATTATTTATATCAACTGAATTTTCTAAAAATGTAAAATTTCCACTTTTGAAAATTTCTTTGATCTCTTGTTTTTGGACTTCTGTAAACATGGTTTTTATTTTTTATAAGTTAATAATTTGCTCCCCTATTTCGGTTAAATTGTTTCGGTTAATATTGTGGCAACCTACTTTTAAAACTCCATTTAATGAAATTACTGTGTAATATCCTATTTTATATCCTTTGATCTCTTTTCCCTCCTTTATTAGTCTGTAAAGGGCTTTAGCTTCGTTTATGTCGATTCTTATTTGTTGCGTGGTTTCTATTTGCGTTTTGTCTTGCGATATTCTTAAAAAGTCCTCTTTTAGATCACGTGTATTTATATAATCAATTTCATATGTAAAAAACTTTTCAAGGTCTTTTTTCAGTTTCTCTTTTGCCTTTTCTTTTTCTCTTTTTAGTCGTTCTTTGCCAGCTTCAATAAAACTTTCTTTATTCTCAAAAATCTGCAAATATATACTTTGAATTTCTTTGAATTTATCACTATTTTTTAATTCGTTTTCACTTGTTAAATTATAACTACCATAACTATAGTAACTAGATGAGTAATTAACATACTGTTTGAACTCATTTAAAAAACTTGTAAAGCTTTCAAATGCGTTAATAATTTCAAGCGAATAAACTTCTTTTTTTCTTGCGTTAATTAATTTTTTACTTGCGTTTAAAATTCTATTATAAACGTTTTGCAAACAAATATCTTTAAAAAAGTGTTGTTTATATTGTCGTGTGGCTTGGGTTATTTCTGAAATATGTTTTGATGTTGTGTTACTATACCCACTATTATTTATTAATATAGTTTCATCGTTTATAAATTCAGCTAATAAATAATGCCTACCATACGAATAAATTTTATTTCTATCCTCAAAAAATAAATTTCTCGTACTTGTTGTGGCTTCGTCTTGGGTTCTTTGTGCGAATAAATGGCAAACTTGAACTGAACTTGTGAAAACTTTTTTCATGATTCTATGTTTTTATTGGTTTATATTGGGTTTATTTATTTTCGTTAATTTCTTTCAAATCTTCTTCTCTAACGTTAAATTGATTCAAAAAATGTCTATCTGTACGAATTTTTTTATTAATTGCATAAGCATTTAAAAACAGATTTCTTTTTTCTTCATTTGTTAATTCAAAATCAAATGTTGAGAAAGGATTTATTTTTTTCATTACAACATGATTTTTTAAACATTCATACATAAAATTTCTTTCTTCTTCGTGAGTAATTTCAAAAATATTTTTTATTTCGTCTATTCCAAAACTTTGCATTGTATTTTTAAAATCATTCAAATTATTTATTTCTAAATTTGAAAAAAAACATTTGTCTATTCCAATTTCAAAATCATCTATAAAATATAAATTTTTAAAATCTTTATATTCATAAGTTTTTGCCCAATAATTATAAACTATTTTAAAACTTCCTTTTTTTAGTTCAAAACTTCCGTTTAATTCTACTGAACAATTTTCCTTTAAAACTTTTAAATTAAAGTTTTTAGTTTTCATTTTTTCGATTTCTTTCAACATTGTTTTCATGGTTTTTTGGTTTTAATTGTTTAAAAAATTTCTTAATTGTTTTTCGTTTTTAAATGGTTTATCAATTTTAAAACTGATTTTGTTAAATTCTCCGTTTCTAAAATAACTGGCACTTAAAAACCACTGATTAAAATTTTTACTATAGTAGTAACCTAAATTTTTTATATATCCTTTTTGTTTCATGGTTTTAAATTTTAGTTTTTAACGTTCTTTGTTTTTCGATTGGATTAATACCATTTATTATTTCAATTATACGTTTATATCTGCTAATTTCCCCGTATAAACGTTTATTTTTAACTTCTTCTTGAATTAAGAAATTATACCTTTCAATTAGTTGTTGTTCTGTTCTCATGGTTTTTGTTTTTATGTGGTTCTTAAATTTGATTTCGTCTTGCTCTTTTGCTTAACTTTTGCACCTTATAAGGCAAAATAAACAAGTCGTTTGAAACTAAATAATTTGTAATTAATTTGTAAATATCCAACATTGATAATGTATTATTAGGTTGATTATATAAATCAATTATTTTAACTTTTCCTTTAGCTTCAATTTTTAAATGTAGTTTTTCAAAAGTTTTCATGGTTTTTTGTTTTAAATTATTGATTTTCAGTCAGTTAGCTTAAAAAGGCCTGTTTTTGTTCCTTTTCTTCTACAAACATACGTATTATTAATTAATTAGCAAATAATAATTAAAAAATAATAAAAAAAAATTTTTTGATCCAGGTGATCCAGGTGATCCAGGTGATCCAGGTGATCCAGGTGATCCAGGTTTGATCCTGGTTTGATCTTAGCAGCTAAAAAGTACATTTATATAATTTACCAGTACGATCTCCCAGTTGGCCAGTAGACTATTACCTAAGATTCTTATGCATAGGTCGTTTTCACAAATCGCTGTTTATACAAATTTGTATATATACAGTTGGCTATAATAAATTTATTTTGCTGAAAATTTGAAAAAATATTTTTTTTTCTTTTATACGATTGGCTATAAAAAATTTATTCTGTTAAAAAATTGGTTATATACTGCTGGCTACAAAAAATTTATTTTATCAAAAATTCCGTTTATATAGTGCTGGCTATAAAAAATTTAAAACATAAAAAAAAAGGAGCTAGAACTTAATCTAACCCCTTTTTCCAAAACCATTTGACAAGAAATCCGTACAAATATAATAAAATTATTTAAAGATTGTACATTTTAGAAATTTCTTCATTAATTCCGTAATCAATTAATATCTTTTTACCAGATTCATCCTCACCCCAATTGGCTCTATTATACAGATCACACATTACTATGTTTAATTCTTCAATGTTATTCTTTACTCTGAACACATCCAGGTGAAAAACCTCTCTAACTGGTTTATATCGCTTCATACATACAATACCATACTTGAACCAATAAAGTTCGCCTATAAGGTTTAAATGCTTGTATTTATCCCATATATAAGCTTCTTGTAAGCATTGTAAGTAACCTCTAAGACTAATTGGAATCTTTACTACACGATTTTTGAATATTAGCACTACTCTGGTGCTTACTTTTATCTTCATATATACGTTTGGCTATAAAAATTTTTTATCCTTTTAAACTTCGTTCATACTCAACTCTATCTTCTTTAGAGGTGAAATATCTTCTGTTAGTAGTATCTTGAATACTATACAATGAATTTGCATGGTTTAAATCAGATATTCTAACACCTTTAAGGTATTGCATATGACAAACGGAACAACTGCATCCAGAAGTTCCGTATATCGTTTTACCTATATTATCTCTAAACCAATCAATGTGTCTTAATTCTCTGTCCATTCTTTTAAGTATAAATCTATAAGGAATTTAGTTTTTTCTAAATCTTCTTTAAAATTACCTTTTTTTCTACACCTAACAATACGTTTGACTATATCAAATTCCCAAGTGTTTAACCCTTGCTTGTCTGCAAACAGATACAAACTACCATTAGAATTGTCATAGTGTTTAGGTGCTTCATCTTTGCTTTCTGATTTTTGAAATTCAAAATAAGCATCAAATTCTTCGTGTCTATAAACAACTTCTGTTCCAGAATTATTAGTCAATGTAAAATGCCTTGAATCCGTATGATTAACCTTATAAGCTTTGCCAAAGGTAAAATGCTGAAAACTCTTTTCTTTTACAATAACCTCATCACCTCTATTTACTTTTCTCATAATTCATAAACTTTTAAACTTTGATTAAACACTTGTTTTTCTTTCAACTGGTCTAACATTAATTGCACAACTTCTCTAGTTTCTTGCTGTGCATCTGGTTTCAACCTTTGCTTACACAATCTGATTAAAGAATACAAACTGCCAGTCCATATCATTGTAGTATTCAGATTTAATGGTAAAATAGTTCTAGCTTGTTCTTTGCTTACTCCAATGTTAATCAGCATTTTATAAGCATTTTGACAAAACTTTTTTACTTCATGTTCAATCACGTTACAAGCTTCTTGTCCATAAATATCCAATGGCTCTGCACTACCTTGTTTACTACTTTTGCTTTGTGTTCTCCACTCTTTTACCAGAGTATAAGTATCTGAAAAATCGACATATCTACCAGAGATAGAATTGTATTCAACACCAGCTTGTGTCTTGATAATTTGTCTTTCTACATAGATTGGAATTTGTAATCTGTATTGTACTTTAGGATGACTAAATGGCGACCAATGATTATTCCTAGCTAAATAGCTTATTAGCTTATCATTCTCATTTTCTGTGTACATTTCAGCTAGTTTGTCATAAGAAGCCCTAGCTACATCAACTACCATTTCATCATCACCAAATACTTTTAATAACTCTACTTTCATCTTATTCTGATTTAAAGGTTTCATTGTAATATTGTTCTGCTTCACTTGTATCTGGACAGTAATATTCAACAACATTAATTATCTGTTGCTTTTCCATTTCTTTGGCTTGTTCACAAAGTTCATATATCTCACCAACAATTGCATACTTAGCTTCAAGTTTTACAATCTCCATTTCTAACCACTCTACTGCTGTCTGTTTCATAGCTTCTCACTTAAAAATCTCATTACTAATACTGCTAAATCATTAGCACTAATCCCACTAACATTTATCTGTTCTTGAACCCAACTACCTAAAGTGTCTTTAGCATCTTTAAACTCATCTGATTGATTATCTTTTAGCTTCTGTATGTACATACCCAAATCATCAGTAAAACTCTGTAGAAACGCATGATTCTGTAGGTTAACTGGTTTCTGTAAATCTCCAATGTAATACACCAGATTACAACCTCTTTTAGTATTCTTAGTTACTAACCATATACCATCATGTAGATTAGGGTAATCAACTCCAGATGGCACGTATTTTCTTCCTTGTTTAATATAGTATTGTTCCATTTGTTTTTTATTTAACTACCACAAAATAAACACCCATCTTCATCTTCATCTGCATCTGGATTGGTTTCTATCTCTGGATTTAATTGCTTTTTTAACTCATAAATCTTTTGCATTATATCTCCATCTTGAAATAAATCACCAGTCAATAATGCTTTAAGTTCTTCTATTTGCTCTTTAATTGTTGTCATCTTCTCTAATATTTAATGCTTTCCTAACCACTCTACCTAAGTTTAATACTCCTTTTCTGTTACTACGAAAAGTCCATCTTTCATACCCAACATCAAAGGTGGGCTGTACTACCCACCTATTTCTATTCTTATTGTTCTTATTCATATTAAAATTCTTTTGTGTAATAATATTCTAGCTGACAATAAACTTCCTCGTAAAACTCACGTTTTTCTTTATCTGTAGTTAAAAAAATAATCTCATTTACAAAGTATTTAGCAATATCAACTGCTTCATTGTTAGTTACGTTTGGACAATCTGTAATTACATTCATTAAATACTCATGTCCTTTTGCTCTAGCTTTCTCTTTCGCTGTCATTTTGTGCTTCTGTTATGGTTACTTTAATATTTTCTTTAAAATCATCTATACTCTGCACTATGTTAGCATAAGTCTGTACCATAGTCATATTACCAGTTTCTACAAAGGTGTTAGCATACATTTCTACACCTTTAATAAAAGCATTGGCACATCTTCTTAGTTCGTGCCTATGAAACATATTAGTGTTTACCTCATCTATGCTATGAATAGCTGATTGACATAACATAACTGCTCTAGCTATGTGCTGATAATATGCTACAGCTTGTTCTCTTTGTTTCTCTGGTAGCTGATTTAAACTTGTGATTTTTGTTTTCATAATGATTTTAAATAGATTTCTAATTCTTCTCCCTCTAATTGCTGAATCTCGTAAGTGGATTCATAATACAAATCGTTCATAGTTCGTTAAATTTTTCAACTTTGATTTTAATTACTCCTTTTCTTAAATTAGCTATTCTGCTAAATGCACCTTTAGATAAGTCTAGCTTGCGACCTCTAAATGCACCAGTATCGTTTACCTTAACAACAACTGATTTACCATTAGCTACATTGGTTACTTCTAGTAGTGTTCCTATCTTATAGTGATTACTAGCACAAGTCATCTTGTTACTATCAAAAACTTCTCCAGATGAAGTATAGTTACCATCTAAACTATACCAAGTAGCGAACCAACTTATCAATAAAAATAAATTCATAATTTATAATGTGATTTATAACTTCTAACTCTATCTGCTTAGAATAAGTAATACCATAGCAACCTATTCTCAAATGTGGAGGTGTTGTTCCTAATCCTTTACAAGTACAACTCATACTATTTAATTGTTAAGTTAATATTCTCTACTAATCTGCAACCATAAACTGTTTGCCCACTTTCTATCGCTTTCTTGATTGCTACTTTATCTGCTGTTTCTGTAACCTTAACAGTTTTATATTGCTTAGGCAAATCATTCACATCGTAATCAATAACTACTTGCTTAGATTTTCTAGTTCCTATTTTAACAAACCCAGCTTCATAATTACCAAAGATGGAAACTGCTTGTAACAAATTTGATTTAAGTCTTGATACCAATGTATCATTTGACTTTTTCATAGCTTGTAATCGCTTAATTTCCTCGTCTATCCTATCATTAAAGCTTTCTCTTTGCTTGATAACTTCAACATAAGCAATAGACTTAACTTCTAACTCTGATTTCTTGATGATTAGTTCTTCTTCTAACTCTGGTGTCAATACACCATCTGCCATTTCTATTCTGCCAAATAACTCCATGTATTCAGCATTGATTTTGTATAAAGATTTTGTTTCCATGATTTCTAAGTTTATTTTTTATTTTCTAATTCTAACAATAAAGCATCAGCATATTTAACAGCCCAATAAGGTATTTCAAACTCTCCATAACGATTGCTACTTATAACAGCTTGTAATGCTAAACCAGCAAAATACTCACGTTTTGTTAGTCCAAAATGAGCAACTGTACCATTGTTATACTCATAAGTCTGTGGGAAAGCTAGGTTTGGTATTGTTTCCATGTTTTCTAAGTTTAGTCTTGTTTCTTTGCTTCTTCTATTAATTCTTTTATTCTTTCATCCTCAAAGCCAATTGCTTTACCTAAGACAAAAGCCATATCATCTACATCCTCACAAACTGCATATTCAATTGCTTTAAATTCAGATGATGATTGTTTTTCTTCAGTTATATTCTCCCATAAACCTTTAGCAAAAAGTTCTGCTAATTCTTTATTTGCAAAATGATATGTACCTACCAATTCATTCTCAATCAATAAGTCTAATGTTACTACCTTAATCATAATCTTAAATGTTATTTAATGCGTTTTCTAATTTAACTCTTTGTTCTTGTGTAATAGAATACTTAACACCTACATTCTCTAATAACACCATCATTTTTCCAGATTCAATTGCAATATCAACTTGCTCGTCTGTTACTTGTACCAATTTGATTGGTTTAGACAATGGAATTGTATCTTGTTGTTTAGCTACTGGTTTTTCATCTTTACCATGCGTATTAGTAGCATCAGCATCTTTTGTATCATCCAGAAGAAATAATCCCGTAAGGCAATACTTTCTAGCATAAGAACTTGAAGCACCAAAACATTGTGCTACATCCATACCTTTTCTGTTAATATCTATACCAGCTTGTGCTTTAACTTCTATAGCATCACCACAATACATAAATGTTGCTGTAGATTCAATGTAAGGTATTGACACACATTCTTTTACTTCTTCTTTAACATTATCTTTAACAACTAATGTAACTAATGTAGCACGACATTCTTTTACTTCGTCTTGAACAACTAATGTAGCACCATACTTCTGAAGCAATGGTTTAACAGCTTCTTGTATATCTTCACAATTTCTGTACTTGTACTTGCCAAATGAATTATACTGATTCTTTGGTGCTTTTAATTCAAACTGAATAAGTGTCAAACACTCGTTAACACCTATAATTGACATATCTTCTCCCATGTTATTTCTTAATTAAGTTACCTAATTCAAACTCTGTTAAAACTTGTTGGTCTATAATAGCACCAAGTATTTCGATTGCTAGATTAACTGAATCTTCTTTCGTTCTAACAATTCTGCTACCTACTAAACCAATACCCTTAACCTTATTAAGAGTAGTAGTAGACTTTTCGCTCAAGTCAATAATGTTCTTTGCCATTTTATATATTATTTAATTGTTTTTTAATTTGTTCTATTCTACTTCTCTGTTCCATTAAGTCAGTCATTAAATGGAATGTAAAAAGTGTCTGTACACTCTTTAATACTATCTCATCACATTGATTGTTACACAATCTCTTATACTCACTATAAACATGATTTAAAACATCAGTTCTTAATGAAAATTCTAATGATGATGACTGATTAATCATTGAAGCAACTTCTTTTGCTATGATATTAACATTGTCAAATGTTAGTGCATTAAACTCATAAAGTTTAATCTTGTTAAATGTTTCCATTGATTTTTTATATTAATTGTTTATTAATCTATTCAACTTCTCGCCAATATTTCAAAGAACTCCGTTTGTTTCTTGATACAAAGTTATAATAAAAATCTAATAGAACAATTATTTTTTAATTATTTTTAATCTTTTTTTAACTTCTTCGTGCATACTCTTGATTTCCAGTATGCTAAATTTTAACTTATTTTCACTTTGATTATCCAGATAAGCTAAATTGTACTCTCCAATCCTATCAGCTATCTTAATTCTATATTTAATTAAGTTACCATGAAAGTGTTTATTGCATTGAATACATTGTCCATGCACATTGTACTCATCAAATCTTAGTATTTCACACTTAGTATCATAGAAGTGTCCAGCATGATAATCTCTAATGTCTTTTAGAATAGTATTGCAACTGATACATTCTTTACCCAAATCCCTATAACGAACAAAAGTGTTGAAGTCCTTTTGTAGTTTATCAAGTAAATCAGCCCTAGATTCAAGTGATTCAGAAAGCTTTTTCTTTCTTTCGTTCCACTCTAACTGCTTCTTTATCTCAATATACTTTAAAGCACATTCAACACTACAACATTCGTTTTCAGATTTCTTTTTACATACTTTGCATTTCATATCTGAATGTTATTTTCTATACCATACTCCACTATAAGTTGAGCATATATTCTTTCTGCTGTGAATAGTGTATGTTCAAGCTTTTTCTTTTCATCATATACTCTAAATTTCTTAACAGCTTCAATCTGTAGTTCCTTACATTTTTCTGGACTTACTTTCCCTCTAAATCTATTAAAGATTGCTTTAGCTTGAAATATATCGCCTAACCATTCTCCTAGCCCTAGAGAAGCTTTATATACGTTTAAAGCATTGGTCTCAAACTCGTCTTGCTTAACCTTTGTTTCTTCTGCAATCCTCTCATCCTCTAAGATTCTTTTTTGCTCATTTGATATTTCCATCTTTATAACTGAATATTGTTTTATTGGCTCTATCAAATCTGACTTAGTTAGGTTTCTCCAATCAGTTCTTTGTTTAGAGAATCTCTCATAAGCATATTCAACATCACTTAATGTTAGCTTGCTAAAGTTCTTTGTTATTTCTGTAACAACTGCCTTAATTAACGCATCACTTAGACTTGTAGCTTTAATTCCAAAATGTACATCAGCTGAATTAATAATCACCTCATAAATGCTTACTGCTAATTCTACTTGGTCTATGTAATCTCTTATCTGTATTCCAGATGAATGCCTATGACAATCTTGTTCGCTTACACTACTTAACCTTGCCACCAACCTGCTGTAGCAACTTTTTTCTAAATTCATCAACTGCTGTGAGTTGAGTATCATTCCTCGTTCCATTTATAATCTTATTTTTCTTGTTTTCATAATCCCAATGTCTATCATTCCATAACCTCAATCTTCGCTTAGTATCCCATGTTTTTTGTAACTCCCACTTCATCTTACTTCTAGCTAAGTTTGGCTCACTCCAGTAGTCTATAAATCCATCAATCACTTTCTGAACAAACAAATCCTCATGTAGCTTAACATCAGCTATAAATAGTTCTTTACGTTTGAGAAGATTAACTTCTTTCAGATTTCTATTATCATCAACATCATAATGTGATAACTTAGAAACAGTACCTTTTAAGTTCTGGTCGTTTATATTTGCTAGCTTCTGTGCATCATCTTTAGCAATCTTTTTAATACGTTTCTTTTCCTCATCTTTCATCTTAATTGTTACACCATTCTTAAACTTCTTAATGTTAGCATCTAGCTGTGGTCTAAGAAGCATAAATATAGTTTTAAGGTGATTGGGTAACTCTGGCTCTACAAAGTTCAGTCCGTAATTAAAAATAGCTGAATAAACCATTCCTTTTTCTTCAAAGTTTAAGTGTTCTATCGCTTCATAAAATCCACGATAAAACAACATATTACTCCTTTTCGCTTCTTCCGATTCCATCTTGACTAAAATTATATTCTTCAACCCATATATACTTTTTCTTATCTGCTGATACAACTGGATATATACGTTTGTATATTATATCATTAAAATTAGCTTCTTCTTCAGTCAAATCATATTCTTTTCTATTGTTAAGCAAATGTATAATGCTCGTATGATTTTTCATGCACAAAACATAAGCAATCTCATCTAATGTTAGACCTAGCTTATTTAGCTTTCTTGAAGCTATTTGTCTAATATTAGTCATCTTCATGTTCTTATGATTCATAGCCAATGGACTGCTAAAATACATTCTATATACATCAATCTTTTTCAACTGCTCTTGAAAAGCATCATCCATTAATTGCTCTAATTTATATCTGCTCATTTCTTTTGTCAATTACTTGTTTAACATCAAATACAATTCTATAATCTGCTGAATGATTATTTTCTTGCAAAAATTTTTCCAATTCCCAGCTTTCTGTATAAGCTAGTGTGTAGACGTATAGATTCTGGTCGTACCCATCTACTACTGCTATCGTTTTTAAATTCTGTTCCATCCTCTCTTTCTTTTAATAGTTTTAAATATAAATCAATGTTAAAATTGTCATACACTTTTTGTGCTTCGTGTATAGCTACTGATATTTCAAAATCCGATTTCATAAAATAAGTCTTTATTTTTATACTCAAAGTCCTCAAATATTTCTAACTCTTTCATGTAACACAAGAAGTTTTTATCCTTATCATACAACTCTCCATTCCATACATCAAACTCCTTTTCCAATTCTTCAAATCTGATTATAAGTTCATCCCTATTTTTAAATATAAACTCAACCTCATCATCCCTAAATATTACTGGTGTTACAAAACATCCAAATAATTTATTTATAAGTTTTACTTGCTTTATCATCCCTTTCTCCTTTCAAAAATTTAAACTGTTCTGTTTCACTAAATCTATTAAACTCATAAATACCTCCGTTATCATCAGCTATTTTCTGAATAAACAAGTGCTTGTTCTCTCTAAAGAATCTGATACAATCAGAACTAAGTTTGTATGTTACAAATCCATTAAACTGAATGTCTATAACTTCATACTTCTTAAAACAAGTGTCCTTATCAGACTTTAACCACTCATGGTAAACCATAACTGCAAATGGTTTTCTTTGCTTAATCTTTTCTACGATTGATTCTCTTACTACAATGTTTGTCATACTTAATGGTTTTAATTATTAATTTATAACAAAAGTAATATAAAATATTTAATCCACAAGTTTTTGATAAAAAAAAATACCAATCAAATTAATGACTGGTATCTTAAATATGAGTTTTATGTATTGTTAAACTAAAATTCGTCTATCAAACAGTAAGTGATTCTATTCTGATTCTTAACCATATTTATCAACATTAAATATGTTTCTGTATCGTTAACCACTTGACATCCAGCACTCCAACTTCCAATTACTGGTGTTACTACATGATGAGTAAAGTCATATTTAGTAGAGTGAAAGTTAATACCGAATAAACCTTTGATTGGTTTGCCTAATTCTTCAGCCTTAACATCCATATCACCATCACGAAAGATAAGTATGTTACCTACTTGAACTAAAGCTGGCATTTTACCTCTGTGCAATCCGTATCTCCATAAGTCATAATACCACTCATCAGCTTTAACGTGTGCTGAACCTACCTTATTATAACTTAGGAAACCACCTTTTAAAATAGGTGTTCCAGCATTAGTAGTCATTGGAAATACTTTAATGAATTGTTCACCTCTAAACAGATAACCTTTATCATCAAATACATTAGGTGCATCCTCATTGCTTCTAACACCTAAAAACCAATAACCATCTGGAATAGCTTTAAAAGACTTTAAAGACTTTACTTTGTTTAGTAATTCTGAACTTGTGTAATTTCTAACGTTAGTTTTCATTTTCGTGTGATTTCAAAGAGTTTATCTATACATTGAGTAATGTGGTCTATCTTTTTATTTAACTCTCTTAGATTAGTGTTTAATTCCTTTTCAATATTCTGAATCTTTATCTCACTAGCTTGATGAGTTAAATCAATCTTGTTCTTTAATTCAATAACTTGATTCACTACAGCTTTATGTTCTTCCATAGTCTTACGTAAAAAATAAGAAATTATACCTAATAAAGCACCTCCAATGTACATTAACATTTCCATCAATCTTCAATAGTTAATTGTGCTAACGCACTAATAGTTGAACCTAATGTAACTAATATTCCACCAATAATTGGCTGAAACTTAATGATTACACCTCCAAGTACACCAATTGCCAAACCATTCTTCTGTACTTTCTTCCAGAACTTAGGTGTTGGACTATTCCATCTTTTAATTAACTCTTTCATTTTGTAAACGTATAAATTTTAAAACTTCCATCTTCAAATACAACAAGATATTCTGTCAATCCCATGTTCTTGTGTACCTCTTTAATCTTTAGTCCATCTACCCTATTACCGACTTTCAATTCTTTCTTATCCATTATAGTATGAACGTTTATTCCTTACTTTATCTGAAACAACACATTTTACACTTGCTAAGTTAGATAAATTTTTGTAATCTACCTCTGGTGAATCTTCAACAACTACGTTAAAATCTTTGTAAGTCTGTACGTGATTAAAGTCATTATGGTCTGTGATATACAAGTCCGTTTCTGAAAGTAGGTATAAATCAATTAGTTTGCTAGTATAATTAGACTTTACTGGGTCTGTCAACAACTCGTAATTATTTAATTGTTCTCTAACAACATTTTTAACCATTCTTTGCTGATTAATCAAATTGTCTATAGCAAAGTTAGGTTTACGATTACCAAACATACCAAACACTCTTAAAGTATCTACCACATTACTGTTAGTAAAATCAATATCTTCTATGGTATGAAACTGATTAAAAACAGCTTTAAGTCTAATCTGATTCTTAGCTAAGAATGTTGAATATGGCTGTAAATTATAAATACCCCAAACAGTAGTAAATGGTGTTCCAGACAATACACTTGAAACTTCTAAAGTATAACACCCAGCACCCTCTAGTGCTAAAACTTCACTCCAATTAATCGTAACGTATTTAGAGTATTGCTCTTTTTCAGTATCAAAGCTTTTTACAACTAAAGTATAATTAGACAATGCTACACCATCTTTCTTTAAAGAGAATGTAGCTGTATCAGTTGATTCATTTAGTTTTGCCCAAGCTGATGTAACATCATTTTTCCACTCATCTGTTTTTACTATTTGTGCAAAGACATTGTAAATATCACAACAATCTTTTACTCCATAATCTTCAATTGTTACAACTTTTGGTAATGTTACAATCTTATAAACTTTTTTTACTCTGTTAAATATTGGACTACTCATTGCTATAAATTATAATGTAAAACTATCTCTAATGCTTTGTGGAACATTCTCCATTGATTTAAAATCTAGATACATAATTGGTGTCATTTCTTGAATGAAATCAGCTATTATACCCATTAAATCTTGTTTAATACTTATTACCTTATAAGAAGCTAGGTATTTAGATATTTGCTCGTCTAAAGGAAATATCCTAACATTTACTTGACCATCATCAAGCAATATTGTTTCGTATGTTAATTCAAATGTTGTCATATTATGCTACAGAATAAACTCCAAATTTATTATATAAATAAAACTCTCCACTATTTGTTACTGGTGTTCCCATACATCTACTAGCAAAGAAATTTAAACCTTGTGTGTGTAATGGTAAATCAGTTGTTAATGTACCCTCTGCTATTGCATTAGTTTCAAGATTAACTACTCTGTAATGTACAGATGATGAATTTACTGGATTGTAAATCTGAACTTGATAAATTGTTGTTAAAGCACTACCAGATGTTCTATTTGCTGGGAAATTAGCACCTAAATCTATTTTAGTAGCTGTACCAGTAGCATCATTTGTAAATACCTGTAAATTAGCATCTAAAGCATCTGAACCAATGCCAATTATATTCTGCAAAGAAGCTACAAGTATCGTATCTGTATAAGTTAAATCTGCTGTAGTTCCAGCCATACCATAAAATTGTCTGCAACCACTACCATACCCAGAATCAGATATAGCAAAAGAACAAACAAACCTAAAGCCACCTCCTAAATACCATAACAAAGCTGAACCTCTAGTACCAGTATATCTACCAGTTGAAACTACTGTAGCATAATATCTAAGTCTGATGTTTTTCATTCTAAAATCAGTAGTGCCTACTGTTTGTGCTTGAACTGAAGCTGTAGTAGAAACTGTTATACCACCCTCTGTAGTTACAGAACTTGAATTGTTAGCATAAGTTATACCTCTAAAAAACTCTCTAGCACTAAACTTAAATAAATCTACAGAAGCTGAAGTTGTTAAATTGCCATTTATATAAAATTCAGTAGCACTTACAGCTATAATACTTACAATTCCATATTTTGAAGCTGTAGTATATGTTCCAGTACCACTATTTATAGTTACCCCTACACCAGCTGTTATTGTTGTTTGACCATCACCATAAGGAATATATAAGAATTGGTCGCCACTAGAAAAAATATTTGCTGGAATTGTTAATGTATTAGGTGTTGCTGAATCTATTTCAACAAGTTTTGCTCTATCAGAAAGCTGTAATGTATATGAAGCATTTTGTCTATTTCTAGGTATATTCTTATCTAATTTATTATTAAAAGTATTCCAATCAGTAGAACTTAACCAACCATCAGTAGTAGTAGTAGCTTGACCTAAAACAGATTTAGCTGTTCCATTTTTCCATAAAGAAGTAGCATTATCCCAATATATAACATCTTTATCAACTAAAGACTGAATTAAAACATTATGTATTTCTTGAAGTTCAAATCCATTCTGTACTTTAACAAATATTTCGCCATTGTTAGAGTTTACCCTAGTAACTATACCGATAAATACTATATGATTAGGTGCTACTGGTTTATTAGCTAAACCATAAAGCAAATTACCATCATCTCCAAGCCAAACAGTATCACCAATAGTAGCCATAGAAGTATCTAGTCCAGCTAATAGACCCTCTGTAACTACCTCTCCTTGAAAGTTCAAAGCACCAGTAAGTGTAACTAAACCTAATGTTTTAGATGATGTAGCTTCAGTAGTGTAATCAGCTTTAGAAACTATCATGTTAGTACCATCAGCACTACTTACATAAACAGCTTGTCCAATAGTTAATGCTACACCATACTTTACTGTATGTTTTAAAACACTTGATGGCAAACTTGTAGGTTTATTTAAGATTAGTGCATCACCAGAAGTAGCTAACCAATCTGCATTAACATTTACTTCAGCACCAGCTTCAATACCATCTAACTTCGTTTTATCTGTAGGTGATTGTAATCCAGCATTAGTAGTTGTAGCTAAAGGAATTGTAGCATCTGTACCAGTATCAGAATTAACTGTACCATTTGTAGGGCTAGCTGTATAAGATAAGTTTGTAGCACCTCCACCACCTAAACCAGTAGTAGTGCAATTAGCATTTCCAGTACAACCAAATATAAAAGTTTCCCAATCAGCTTGTGTTGCATAAGCAATACCATTTTCCATAGCTATGTACGGATATGTAGCTGTGTATGTTTCGTTTGATTGTCCTAGGTAAATAAAATAATCAGAAGAACCAATTTCTGTCTTTGAACACCTTACATTAACCAGTAAATCCTCTATGAATCTATTGTTATTATCAACATCTTCTATGATTAGATAATTTCCTTTTTTATAAATCTTTATTGCTGTCATTATTCTATATTGAATTTAATATCATTTGTAAACCAAGTAGCACCAGTATATTTATCGTTCAAAATACTAAACCAATTTTTTATTCCGTATGGATTTTTAGACCAGTAAGCTGAATCTGTACTTTTTTGATTAAAATTAATCCATGCAGAAGTTTCTATCTGACTTTTTGTAGTATTAAATACTATATCATCTCCATTAGCATACTTTGTTTCTGTCAAATATTCTGCCATCCATGCTCTATTATAAATCTTTACAGTTTTATAAGTTCTACCATCATTACCAACATAATCACCTAAATAAGTACCTTGTAATAAAGCAAATTCAGATGGTAGTAAGTTTCTGCATAATCTAACATGAGTATAATCAAACTTTAATATACTACCTATCATATTTACAGTAGACTTAACAAGACCAGAACTTTCATTAGACCATTTAGCATAATAATAATGAATACCCTCACTAGATTCTGAATTTATATAAGTTTCGTTAATTGGTATGACAAAATTACCATCATCATTAAAAAATGTAGCTAACCACTCATTAGGTATTCCACCCTCACTAAATTTCATTGTAACTACAATAGATGGTATAGCTGTAAAATTATAACTATTTGTAGAAACAACTTCATTTCCAATAAATGCTTTTCTGAAATAGCCAGTTCTTAATATTGGATAAAAATTGTTTCTATTATAAAATCCAGTGCCTCTAAGGTCTGATGGTGTTGTGCTAGGTACAGAAAGACTTGCCATATCAGCATTATTAGGCAATCTCCAACCATTAGTAGGATTAGCTATATTCCTAGTATCTTGCATTGCATAACCATTATACAAATATCCCCACTTAATAAACTTTCCGTTAAAACAGTCTAATTCTTCAGCATTAGAATTTACATTAAAGTAAGAACGAAAATCCACACTATTATGTTCTATGTCAACCCAAGCGTTTTGAAAATAAGTTTTTACTGAACATAAGCAAAGGTCTTGAAATGCCCCATTACGATATATGTATGCACCCTTCATATTATATTTTTATCCAAATATCACCATCCTTAAATGTATTACTACCAGCAATACCATTAACTCCAAAACCATCTACACTTCCGTATTTCGCATCAAAATCTGCTTGTGTCGGAAATGATGGCTGAATAAATACAGCAACACCTCTACCCTTAACAGCATTACTAGCAATTGTACTAACTAGATATTGCATAGTTACTTTTTTAGTTACGTATGTAGCACCTATTTTCTCTGATATATCCAACAAAGAACCCATATCTGGACTTGCGTTTGCATCTGGATACTGTGTTATTTTTATTCCCATAATTAATTAGTTTTATAAAAAGTTATAACTACTTGGCTCATAGCATTTAAAGTGTCAACACCATTAGTATAATTTCTAATTGTTAGTTGACCATTAGTTGTGTTAAAAACATTTGAATAGCTATTTGATAAATTTGCTGTTCCACTATGAGTAATTATGCAATTTGTAGTTGTAAAATTAACATGGTTAATAGTGTACACTTGAAATCCAGCTTGTGTAACAGTAACAAGTCCAGTTGGTAATGTATTATTACCAATAGTATTTTTAACTACTGCAATGTCAAAATAAACACTAGCAAAACCACTTAAAACAATAGTCATACTAGGATAAGGAATTGGATTTATATAGTTTGCCAACTTCTCTAAACTCATGCTTCTAGTATCATAAGTTGAATTACCCAACAATTCAGATACATCAATCAATGAAAGCTTATTAGGATTAGTAGTGCTTATGCTACTATAATCTGTTATTTTTTCGCCCATTATTCTATAATTTTATTTAGTGAATTTTCTGTTAATTTATCAACACCATCCTCTGTTATTTTAAACGTTTCTTGAATTATAACAATATCCTCATCACATATCTTAGAAGATATAGTAAAAGAACTTCCAACTAGCTTGCTTGTATCTAAATAACACTCTATAGTTCTAGTAGTAGCATTAACAATTGTATAAGTAGCTGTAGCACCAGTAATAGGATATAAAGGATTTTGAGTATTAGTCTGATGTGGAACAATTGTAGATAATAACCAAGATGGATTAGATTCTGTAGTTTCAATCATAATATCTCCCCAACCATCATACTGAAAGATTTTGTTATAAATATGAGTAGCTTTAATCTTAATCTTTTTACCTAGAACCATAGAAGTCAAAACAGCATTTGTATCTGCATCAAACAACTGAATTGTAGAAGTAAAAACACCAGTTTCATCATAATTCCAAAATCCTATTGGTTGATATTTATAATCAAAAACACCATTTCTTTCAATCTGCAATTTATAGTAAGTATTATAACCTAAACTATCAAGTGAGTAATTTCTCCAATTCTTGTTATTAGTTTGATTGCCAATAAAAATAGAACTAGCATTAGTTTCAGTTAACCAATATCTCCAGTTAATCATTACTGGATAAGACAATCTAAACACTTTAGTATTAGCATCAACAACATTCTTTAGCTTTAAAAAACCTTGTTTCTTAGATGAAGCACTAGGTAAGTTATATTGTCTATCACTATACAAAGTACCCCATACATCCCAGTTCTGCTGACTTAAACCAAAACTCATTTCATCCAGAGTAAACTCATCAAGAATACCAGTCATATCTTCTTTAACAGCAACTATACTAGCTATAACATTAGTATTAGCATCAGTCTTTTTAAGTTGAAACTCTGAAAATAAATTAACATTATCTTGAATGTTACAAGCATAAGGACTTAATGAGTTTGATGGTGTTTGAGTAACATCAGCATAAGTAGTATTGTTATTTTCTTGTGTATAGAAGTTTGTAACTGGTGTTATCTCTTTACCTACTGGCATTTTCTTTTGTAAATCACCATCAAATAAAATATGATTTACATTACCACATTTAACCCAAATAATTATTCTTCTATCATCCTCATTCCTACCATCAAAAAAATCAGAATAAAATTGACTAAAACTTATGTTTCCATTTATAACACTTAATCTATAACCTCCAAAATCAGTATTAGTAACAGTTGTTAGACTAATATCTGCAACACAATTTAATGATGTCGGTAATGAACCATTGTAAACGTATTTAGTAGTGTCAGAAAACAATAATACACTCTGGTCATCCTTTTTGTTTTTATTATAATCTGACAATGTTACATAAGAAGCACCAATTTCAAAACCATCATAAACAAGATAATCAAAATTTCTAAGGGCAAAAGTAAAAGCAACTTGATTCGGTATTCCAACATTGTTGTAATATAAAGTCGGAATACTATACTGTGTTAACTCACTATTAGCTGTACCAGCATTATAAGACTCATCATACCACCCAGTATTAGCATTAGAGTTATAATATAATTCAGTAGGTGTATTATCATTTTGGCTCAATGAAAACTTCATTAAAGCAACTAATTTAAGGCAATTACTACCTTTAAACTTTTCTTGAAATAATATGTTTGGATTTTCTATTACAAACTCAACCTCATACTTTTTAGTAACAAAAGATGGTGCGTTTGCAATCCTATTTACATTAGCTTTTCTAGTTATTTTATAATTACTTATAGCAAAACTACCACTTTTCTTTCCACTAGGGACTAAAGTTGTAAAACCATCTACTGCTAAAACATTCAAAGATATATTAGGTGCTAAACCTAGTCTTGTTTCTTCTCCATCAATTAATGAACCTAAAGATGGTGTTGCTACATTATTGCTATCAGCTATAAAGTTCAAGCTTAAATTAAAAGAGCTTCTAGTAGTAGTTTTGTATAATAACCAAGTAGTAGAACTATTAGGACTACCATGAAACAATCCTATACTAGAAGAATAAATTAATTCAGTATCACTTAAAGAAACTATAGTTGTAGTTTTATTAACAACCAAAGCATCGTTACCATCAAACGCATTAAACGTAATAGTATCACCAACCCTAAATCCTTCTTTAATAAATGAAGCATTGTTTCCACTTATAGTTATAGATTTAACTAAACTATTTATAGTAAAGAAAACAGTAGGTGTTGTAACAATAGATATATCTTCAAGAACTGTAAACTTACAAGTAGTTTTATCACCAGCATTAGCTGTAAATACTTTAAACGTCTGATTAAAAGAATCAGTAAACGTACTATTTATTAGTGTTATTGGCATCTGACAATTCTGTTAAAAGTTTGTTTAAAGCTGTAATATCTTTCTTATTAATAGCTTCATTTATGCTATTACTTAAAGCCATCAATCTTTGTATAGATTCTTTTTGCTCATCAGTTTCAGCTTTAGACAACAAACTCTCATATATAAGTCGCTGTCTTTCAATTGTTTCCTCAATTGATTTTATTGTATCTGCAAAAACATTTTCCATAATTCAAAATTAAAATATTTTCTTTAAGAATATGTTATTGGTATTTATATTTTTTGGCTCTTTATAAGTAATTATAGAATACTTTTTTTCATCATAATATTCCATGTTAATAATCTCACAATCTTGACCATCTATAGTTATAAAGTTATTTTTATAGATTGATAAAAACGTTTTAGAATCCATAGGAAATTTTACATTGTTTCTAATAATCCTCATAAATCCAGAATTAGGACTATTTATGTAATGAAATTTATCCCATAATACAGATGTGCTTAATAATGTTTCGTTAGAGTTTTTAACTGGTCTACTTACACCATCATGTATAAATATTTTAGTAGACGAATAGTATAATTGTGAAACTAGAACTACACCTTTCTTATCAGAATAGTCATCACCTCCACCAGAAACCCATTGGAAAGCATCTTTTAACCCCTCATAAATATCCTCAAACCAATTTGTGGACTGCTTAGTATAAGCTAAAGAAAAAGGTATGTTAATATCAGTCAATCCCTTTACTGTACTTAATGTTGACGTTGGTGAATCTGGATTGTTTTGTATAGAGTATTCTGAAGCTTGATGTACATAATTATCCAATGTTACAATATCAGAATAGTCATTATTGTAGTGTATAAAATACCTTTTAAACAATCTTGAAAAATCATATCTATATTTATTCGTTCTAGTGCTTTGCTCATTTAATGAAGAATCTAATTGGACAACTGAATTTCTTTTAAACTTATCCCATCTTTCAAAATAAACAATCTTATCTACAACTCTAACTTTAGCATTAAACATGGATTGCATTGCTGACATTAAATCTCCCAATGTACTTACAGAATCTTGTTCCGTTGGATAACCTCTAAATAACTTTGCTGTATTAAAATCAGAAGATGAAATATCAAAAATGCTAGGATTAGCATTGTTTAAAGGCACTGGCAATAATGCTAGTTTAGCATACTCACCACTAAATATTGAAGATTCAAATGTGTAACCTAAATACTTACATCCAGCATTTATTAAGTCTACTACTAAATTTGCTTTAGCTAGCTTTATTGGAGGATTTAACAAGTCTTTTATATTCTCCCATAGCTTTGTAGCTTCATAAACTAATATAGCAAAGAAGATAGCATTAATAGCAACTTTTAGTCCAGCACTAATAATAGCACCTAAAGCTGAAAATCCATAACCAGCAATTGAAGAAAATTCTTTAGCTGATTCTGCTGTTTCTTTAGCTTGCTGTGCAATTGCTATACTCATGGAATACATTGCTATAAACGAACTTACAGCTAAACCCTCTTTATCTACTGGCAATATTATGTATTGTAACTTTACAGAAGGTATAGGATTTTTAGAATTGATTAACGAAAAAGATAATCCATCTGCTCTATCATAAAAATCATCGTGATAATTTTTTAATTTTACTCTACATTGTATCTGATTATCTTCAATTAAATGTTCTTCAGTTAAATCAATATAGTAATCTAACTCAATACCATTTTCCATTTGAACTTTATATGGAATACCCTCAAATAAACCAGTAAAATCAATATGATTGCTAATTAATGTTTTAGCTTCTCTAGGCAATAACAATGAATCAGTTGTTACTTGAACCTCATCTGATTTAGCTTCAAAGTCTACCTTAACACCAATATCAAATAAGTTCCTAGGTGTTATTTCTTGATTGTTTATAAAGTGTCGCATATTTTATTAATTTTGTAATGTTTCCTTGATTTCTGATAGTTCAGAGAATTGCACCACCTTAAACAAGTGGTGCTTTTTTATTAGCTATATCTCCGAATGTTTCTTACAATTGTGTTTGGTTTCTTAGTAGTTTCTACAATGTGCATTACACCACCAAGTATCTCACCAACTTCTATATTTGTTTCAGATTTATTCATAATTGTTTTCTCTAATGAATCTAGTTTATCAATAAGTAAGTTAGTTTCCCAATTGTTTTTAATCTGAATTGCACCATCACCAGATTTAACTAATTTACCTAACCTATGTTCTTCAGCTAATTTAGCTATTTCATAAGTAGTCATGTTACCAGTCATAGCTGACAGTCTAGGATTTAATATCTTCTCACTACCATCTACCCTAACAATGTAACCATCTTTACCTTGTAAATCTGGATTGCCTAATGCTGTTTTAACATCTGTTTCAGTACCCTTATAGAATGTTGGTAAAGTCTTAACGAATTGTGATAGTACAGTCATGTCAGATACAGTCTTAGTTAATGGATTTTTAATCTCTGGATTGCTAGCATACGAAGCATAGGTTGAATAAACAGATTGTGCTAATTTAAGCATTTCTATTCTTCTTTGTTCTCTCTCAATGTTCTTCTGAATCCTAGCTTGTTCTTTCTCATTTAATGCTAATGATTCTGTAGCTTCTATATTTCCATTTACAGCCAATTGAGTAAGCTTACTTTGTTTCTCCTTAACTTTATCTAGGTTAAGTCCTAATTGCTCTAATCTTCTTTCAGATTGAGTAACCATCATTTCAAGAATCAAGTTAATATACTCATAAACACTTCTGGCTGTATCTTTCATAGATTCCATACCCTCTTTAGCTGATTCAACTATTTGCTCATTAATATCTTTAGTTTTCTCTAGCTTTTCATCTTGAAGTTGTTTATACTCATAATCAGTTTCAGCATCTATAGCTCTAATCTTTGTATCAAATTCTTCTTTTCTTTTAACCTCATTATCTGTTCTAGTCTTAGTGTTTTTTTCTTCAAACCTTCTAAAAATATCATTAACAGCATCTAAAGCTTTTTGCTGACTAGCACCTAACTTTCCTTTTCTACTTGATTTTTGATTTTCAGATAAAGAACTCATATTGTCTACAGCAATCATTTGATTTTGATAAGTTATTTCAACTTTCATTCTTTCCATATCTTTGAAAGCTTCAATTTGCTTATCATAAAATTCTTTTTCTTTATCTGATTTTTCTTTATATTCTTCTTCAAGCTTTTTCTTTTTATAATTAGCTTCAATATCAATCTGCTTTTTTCTTAAATTTTGAATAGCATCTAAGTTTTGAATTATCTTTTGATATTCTTCACTACCTATAATCTGTGGTGCTATGTTTAGTAAAGTCTGGTCTAAACCTTCTTCAATTTGAATCCTCTCAAACTCACTACTAGCTTTTCTAATCTGCTTTCTATAATCTTCAATTATACTTTGTGGAAGTATGTTTTTACCAACACCCAATCCATCTGGCATCTGAAATAAATTAGACAAACCTCTCATTCCTTGTTGAGTTTTCAAGAATGAATTGTCTTTATAGAAAAACAACTTAGCTAGTTTAGATGACCTCTCAACTGCTTTATCTAAAGATTTATTATAGTTATCAAGTTCTGTTTTATTAGCTATCTCTTGTAAATCCCTCAAAGCTTGATTTACATCAATAACATATTCTTCTAAATCTTTAAATTCAAATTTAATAGCTTGTATTGGTGCTGTATAATTTTTAACAGCTTTACCAACTTTCTTAGATGATTCTTCAGTAGACTTACCAAAATCCTCTGTTACAGTCTGACTATTTTTTAATTCGTTCTTATAAGTTATAATTTCTTTTGTGTAATCAATTATAATATCTGTAGCTTCTCTGTAGTTTTTTCTATCTTTTTCCCATTCTGGATTGCTCTCCATAAAAGATGGTGCTTTAATCAATGGTTTATTTTGTTGCTGAAACTTTGCTATTTCTTCAGTAGTATAATCCTTATAAACTCTTTTACCACCAGCTTCAATAGACTGAATAGGTCTGTATTTAGACTGATTTACAATTCTTTGTCTTTCAAGTTCTGCTTTATTTTTCTTATCTGTAGCTATCTGAATCTTTTTTAAAATTTCAGCTTCCATTTCATCTCTTTTCTGATTAATTTTTTGAGTAGCTTCCTTTCTTAAATTAGCTTTAGTAACATCATCAGTAGCTTTTCTAATCTTAACCAAATATTCTAACTTCAATCTATCAATTTCAGTTTCTTTTTTACTTAAATATTTATCTGCTCTATCTTCACCTTTCTTTAATGCTTTTTGATAATTTTCAAATTCTTCTCTCGCTCTTTTAGCACCACTAGCAACATCGTAAAACTTCATAGCCAATTCAGTAAGAACAGCAATTAAAGCTGTCCATCCAATACCTTTTATAATTGATTGCATTTTTACAGTAGAAGCTGATACCTCATCAGTAGCTTGTTTCATTCCAAACAATCCTTTAACCATATCTGCAAGACTTACAGCAAACAACCTTATACTACCATCCGTCATAGATAAAATACCTCTGTAAGTAGCAAAGGAGGTAGTTAAAACAACTAATGATTTTAAAATACCTCCAATATTTTCACCTAAATACCGAATAACACCAGCTAATCTTTCAGTAGTCTTAATACCTTTACCAGCTTCATCAATTGTTAAGACAATGTTTGTTTTAAGCAAGTTCCAAGCACCACCAAGAGTTTTTAATTTATTAGTTGAACCAGTACCAAATTGTCTTTCTAACTCTTTACCAAATAAAGGCATTACATCTTCAGCTAAGACAACACCATCTTTCAACATCTTGTTTAACTCAACTTCTGATACCCCAATTGCTTTTGCCATTATATTAAAAGCTCCTGGAAGTCTTTCCCCTAATTGCTGTCTAAGTTCCTCACTCTGAACAGTTCCCTTAGAAAATATCTGTCCTACAGCCCTTAAAGTTCCCTCAATATCATCATTACTTAAAGCTAATGTTGAACCAGCTTTTATAATCTGCTCATACAATTCTTTTCTTCTAGCTAAAGATACATTTGATTCATTAGTTGAAGCTATAAAGTTTTTGTATGTGTCTACAATCTTATTAATATCTTGTCCATATCTTTTGGAAACATCAGAAGCAAATTGAAAATTATCGTTAAATTCTTGCGTGTCCTTAGATACTGAACGTAATGATAATTGAAGTGTGTTTAATTGTACTTGTGCATCTACAAAGTATCTTAAACCCTCAAATACACCAAAAGCTAATCCCATTTGTCCTAAAGCATAAGACAACTTGTTTACAGCATTTCTGTAGTTACCAACATTTCTAAAATTATCACCAACTTTAG